TCTTTGCCGAGCATGGGTTTCTGTTGGTCTTTAAGGAACGACTTCACCAGCGCGACGTACCGCTCTCGCCAGTCAGGGGCGTCCATGATCGAGTCCATATTCTGCCCTCGCCTGGTCATTTTTTCCAAGGCGTCAAGGAACATCCGATGATGTGCGTTCTCGGGCAGGTTCCAGTCGAATTCCGCTTCGACTTTGCGGAACAGCTCCTTAGCCAGCTTACGCGCAACGTTGGGGGCCATGTTCTTGGTCGAATGAGTAAGGCGTTCCAACATGCTGCGGGCGTGCATCTGGTCGTTGGAGTGTTTGGTGATCTTGACGCGTTGCGGTCCGTCGAAGCAGTAGACGGTGTGGCGCTTGCGTTCAGTGTCAGTGTCATCGGAGAGCAAATGGGGCTTAAAGACGCCCTTCGCGTCCGCACCGGTGTTATATTCCACGCTGTCGGCGGAAACTTGCTCGCGCTGCGGGGGGGCCGGGTAGTACTTGCTAATAACGGCCTCGGCGGCGATGTGGTCAGCTTTCGCGCACACGTAAGGGACGTCAAGCGGTACGGCGAGCTCCACGTGCGTTTTGGGAGTCAACGTTGGGTTCTCGACAGCAGCCAGATCAATGTTACTGCAGTCCGCAAGGACGTCTAAAGGCGAACTGTCATTAATGGCAGTGACCAGGTCACCACCCTCTGCGCCAGTGCAATCACGCACAAAAAGCTGGTTGGTGTGGCGCGTGAGTCCGACAATCACGTGATTCGGGCTCTGACGAATGAGGGCGCGCTCGCCTGCAGTCCCGGCGTAGTGGAGTATGACGCTGGAATAGGTGCGCCCTTGGCACTCGTGAACGGTGACTGCGTTAATCTTACCCAACAGCTGGATCTGCCGTTTCTGTTCTTGAGTGAAGCAGACGACTTGCGCGTTTGCGTTCTCAAAACGTTCATGCACGTATGATATGCTGCTGTTGACGCGGCTTTCGGATGTGATCCCGGGGTAGTGCTTGCGAATTACTGGGAGGACGGTCACATCTTGCGGGCACCGGCGCGTGACATTTATGTGGTGACGGGGAATAAAACGCAAATAGGCCTCAAGCTTCGCGCACCCGTTCCACAAACCACCGGAGAAGTCAACGTGGTTGATCTGTCGGGGGTCACCAACTAGGAGAGTCCGCCCGTAGGAAGCGACAAAGTTGATGTAACCCATCGGGAGCGTGAACGCTTCCTCTATCACGACGAGCGCCCAAGAGTTCTTCTGGAGCTCGTTCAAGCCCTGATGGATGGTCTTGGCGACGGAGCCAGCGGGCAAATCCTGGCTATATGCGTCCGCCAAAGCGCGCGTAGGACACAAAACAAGCACCTTGCCGCTCGTCAGCGCGCGGGGGATGATCTCCTGCCGAACACGCCCGGTCTTAGCTCCACCCGGAACGCCAGTAAGCGCCATCAAGTTTTCGACGTGGAACTTCTCGGGTGTTTTCTTCTTAAGTGCCGCGAGCGCGTGTTTCATGGTGATGGCCAGGGCGTGGGCGTTGTTGTCACGACAACCGTCGGAGCCGATGCGCCCCAATGCACCCTCGAGCTCGGTGATCAGGATGCGATGCTGGTCCTGGCTCATGTAGTCGGCGCCGACGGCCGCGGGCATGTTGACGGGCAAATTAAAATCAGCGGCCCAACCGCCGGCGTCAGTCGGATTCTGCGCAGCATAAAGCGCTTCCGCTTGTATGTCTTCGCGGGTCATTTCTCGCTCAACAGGCTTCTCTGTATCGTAGTTGAAAGGGAAATAAATATGCTCATTGTGGAAATGATCCTCCACCCGGTCCATAACGAGGGTGGTCTCAATAGCGCGGACGGTCACGCGATGGAAGAGGTTGACACTGTCCTGCGCAGAGATTTGTACATCGCGCCCGCCGTGAGAGCTCTTATCATGGTCGACCTCAGTGAAACCAGTCTTATCCCGGATCCACCGAAAGGCCTTGCGGACGAAACTGACCTCTTCGCCCAGCTGGTTCATATGCTCGATTGCCTCACTGATGATGGCGGTGTTGAGGCGGTGCTGGTAGAGTATCATAATGTAGACGGACAAACAAACATCGTTCATCTCCTCCGTGCTGATATCCCAAGAGCGCTCGCGGATCGTGCCGTTAAGGCGGATCTCGTTGGTGCAGGTTCGGGCATAACCGCGCACATTGCTGAAGGTGAAGGCCTTCTCGACGCGCGCGGCGGAATAGTCGAACAGTTTCCGGAATTTTCTCTGATCAACGAGAATGTAGTAATCCGGGTTCTCTTTCGGGCCCTTGAACTTGCGCTTGCAGAAGCCTGTACTCGCCATTTTCCGATAGTTGGGCACAAAAGTCAGATCCTGCATGACGCTAGGGATGGCGAAGAACGGGCGATACCCGGCGGTGGTGCGGGTAATAGTGAGCTCAAACTGTGATCCCCACTGTTTGGTGCGTTCAATAAGCAACGAAAACCCAAAAGGGGTGTCGAGCCCACCGACAAGCAAATAGTCGAGCCAGTGACGGCGGTTATGGACGTACCCGAAGGCTGGGTCGTCGATCCACCGAAAGCGAATGTGATCCTCGCCGTTGATCTCGACTGTGTCATAGGCGTACCCTTTGTCGCTGCTGGTCCAGGAGCGCGCGACGAGCGCTTCCACGGGGAAGTGCATATAAGCACGGATCGTGCGCGTGCCGTGATTGCGCATCCCCTCGGCCAGCTTGTCCAGCGGGATGTCGTAAAGCGAGTGGACAGCGACAGCGTGAACGGCCTGGTGGTCACAATTTTCCCAGCCGTTGAGGCAAAAGGTCTCGGTGGGTACACCCGAGGCCAGCGCCTGGACGTCCGCGCTCAGTTGGTCGAGACGCAGACCGCCCTTGTTAACTCCAATAGCCTGAAAACGGTCAGGCACCAAGCCCCTCAGTCCGGCCGAAGCCGCGGCGGTGAAATGCCGTTGCTGGTCCCTAGCAGACCTGAGGGTGCAGCCGTGCGTGTTCCGCTTACCAAGCGACCTCTTGGTGAAACCGACGGCGTTTGGACCAATCTCCAAAAAGGAGTCCAGATGGCGGACATATTTGTTGATCATATGATCCGCGACGCTAAGATGGGCAGCGCCAATCTGGTGCATGCCGGGGGGCGGTGTGTCCGTCCCTGGCATGATCAAAATAGGGGCGTACATGTCAGTCAGCTTCTCGTGCGCCTCGACACTAAGGTCGGTGCGAACACGGATAGCCGCTTTGTAGCGCCCAACCAAGATGGCATTATCGTAGCTCTCTCTGGTTATCTGGTTCGATTTGGAATTCAACATGTTTACGGTTAGACAAACTGTTGCGTTCTGAGCCTTGACTCAGAGTTGTGCGACGTTTATA